ACACATATATCCTTCCTAAAACTTGAATGACTTTGACAAGGTGGACTAGCCCAAATAAAATCAAATTCTTTACAATGGTCTAAAAGATATTGGTGTGCATCCCCAACCACAACCTTATCATCAGGAAAAAACTCTTGATAGATAGCTGCAATCTTAGGATCGTATTCAACTGCCGTAACCTCAACATTCTCCCAGAGTTTGCGATTTCCCCCAATACCGGCGTATAAGTTTAGTATTTTCATGATGTAATCACCCAAATAGTCCCATAAGTACAAAGCCAGAATATGAGTGCGGCTATAAAACATTTAAGTATTTCCATTTAATCCTCCAAATCATCAAGGTTAACACCTAGTTCTTCTAATTCTCCGGCTAACTCGTTTATTTTCTCTTCTGTTACGAGACTCTCGCCGTTCCATGATTGTAAGAGTTCTTTGTAGTCGTTAATTAAATCCTGTATTTCTTTGGTATATTTCATTTAATCCTCCCTAATCCATTGAGCGTTGAATAATATACATATAAACTTAAAATGCTCAAATTCTTCTTGATTGATAAAAGTGTCTTTAATGTCATTAAAATTGATCCAGTTTGTCATAAAAGTCTCCAGTAACCGAGTAACTGAAATAAGGCGTTTTCCCTATTGTTCTTTTTTTCTCTTATATACCCCATATATACCATTATTTACATTATATATATAATATATTAAATATTAGTTATTCAGTTACTACATCACTTAAAACTTTTAAAACCAACAACTTGCAAGGAACTAAACAAAATTATTTTTCGGTTACTTTTTTTTATTTCAGTTATTCAGTTACTTATTTCGGTTACTCAGTTACTACAAAATAAAATTCAGTTACTAATCATTCCAGTTAATATTCTCTATTTTTTCAATCTTAGATCCATTCCCCCACTTTTTTTCATTTTCTAAAGATCGAACACTTATACCACACCAACCCTTACATTTATCGCCTAAAGTTTTTTGAATATCATAAACACCATGTTTACGGACTTCCTCAATAAACTTACGACAAAACTTTCTAAGCGTTAATGGATGTTTATGACCTGATTTATTAGTCCAATCACGATAAATTTCCCATGTATCACGTTTTGGCACACAAACATCTTCTTTAAACTCGACTTCATCTTCAATAAATTGTAATATTGGATTATTTTCTTTTCTCATTTCAAATATTTGATTTTTCATGTCTATATTCGTTGAAAAGCAATTATTTGAAATAAGCCTATCAAGACCTACCATACACCAATTAAACACAGCAGACAACGTTTCAGGTCGTTTTAATTGCTCTTTTAAACCATAGTCTGCGTTGTTCTCATCAAATTCTTTATCGAATTTAACTAATATCATTCTTCTATAAAACGCGCTTGTTGAATCGTTCACATAAGGAAAATCATTCACATTAAATATCATCTTACAACTTACGTGTTCATCTGTAGCAGGAACAAACTTTTCATTGAATTTAATAGCTTCTCCTGATGTAATTTTTTTAAATATATCTTCGTATTCTTTAGCTTTTTCAGGTAAGTCAGAATCAAAATTAACATATTTTTCTCTGATACTACACCGCAGCACAGGATCAGATAGATGTTTTAACGAAGTTGATGAGCAGTTCTCTTTTCCTAATACATAACGAATAGTTTCAGTAAACGTAGATTTCCCCGCACCCCCGCCTCCTTCAAGAAACAAAGATTTCTCATACTTACATGATTTCATAAAACAATATCCACAAAATTCTTGTAATAATTTAATTTTATTAATATTCCCATCTAAAGCAGATTTAAGATATTTTTCCCAATCTTCTGATTTTGCTTGTTTATCATAATTATAAGGAATTTGAATTGTGAATAGATTGTCTGGTGAATGATCTTTAAATTTTTTTGTTTTTACATCCAAAACACCATTTTTAAAATTTATATATCCGTTAGGGTTTAATTCGTTAGCGTGTTTATATGTTATTGTACTTATATTATTTATAATATTACGACGTTTTGCTGGGGACCACATATTCCCATAACTATGATTAATAATTAAATTTTCAATTGGTCCGGTAACTTTTGGGGAAGATAAACATTCATAAACACCTATTTTAGCATCATAAATATATATACGACCATGATCTTGAATAGATATAATATTATGTTCGTGGCATATATCACGCGCGAATTTAAGAGTAACTTCAGATTTATCTTCTACTTCTTCTTCATTTTTATATTTTTTTTGAAAAGCTTGTTTAACTTTTTGAATAACAGTATTATTATCTATAGGAGGCTGGCAAAAATCTAAGTTATATGATTTAACTGCGGATAATACTTGGTCAAAATTAAGATCGTTCCTTGATCTAAGAGAACAAGAATATCTAAACAACGTATCGTCACGATTACCAATCGGTGTATTTTCAGGTAGAATAAAACTAGAAGATTTTTCAGAATCTTTAAATAATTCATATAGCCACATTGGTAAAATAACAGGCTCAATTTCAAAAGGGGATTGTTCTGTAAGCCATTCGTAATGATTTCCATCAGCCATTTTTGATGGCGGTGCTATAAAATATCCTCCGTCATTTCTTGTGTCTATACCTTTAAATCCATTTGTATCATCATCTTGTTTTATTCTTTTATCTTTTTCAGCTTTAAATATTAATTGTTTCCCACCAGATTGTGTGATTTGTTCAGCTGTTATAATATCTTCATGTTGTATTGCTTCAAACACAGCAGGACCGTTCTTACCATTTTTATTATCAAGATCAAGAACACAAACACCTGAATTACCACAACCTACTCCAATTAACGCATCAGGGAACTTAGTCCACCATTCTTTTATTTTTTCAGGGTTATTTGTAGCACGACAAAACTTTTCTCCCCATTTCCCATCTTCAAAAGCAGGTAAAGGCTTTTTATTTAATTTATTACAAGGGAAAACATGCCATCCTATTTTGGCATATTCTAAAGCATGTTTTAAAACTGGCATTATAAAGCTCCTCTTCTTTCGGCTCTTAAAAGTCCTTCTGCAACACCACCTGCCATTCTATATGCAGTGTCAAAATCATCATGTTCCATCCAATTAATAGCGTCTTTTAAATGTGAGATGAAAATGTGTTTTAGCATTATTTTCTCATTTGTATAAAACTGCTGTTGTTCTTCAATCCATTTTTCTTTCATTTTATACTCCTAAATAAAAACCCCCGCCAAAGAGAAGCCATAGACAGAGAACTGCCTTGAGGTGGTCGTCACAACCAACTTCGACGGAGGTTTAATTTTTTTATTGATTTCTTTTTTCATAGACTTCTTTTATCCAACGTGACGATTTAAATTATTATATCAAAATGTTATTATAAGTCAAGTACGTAGTTATACTTACCACGTCACACAAAAAGTTAGAATGCCAGCCGCTATCCAATATCCACATTTACGCCAATCACCTTGTATTCCATAAGGAATAGAAGCAAGAATATCAATGACGATTAAAATTGTAGGTAGTATTTTTTCCATAATAAAAACACCCCTCCCACCTTGCAGCAGGAGGGGTGTGGGTGTTACTCAGCATCCCATTCGACTTCTTCAGCACTAACAGGTTCATCAGGATTTACTCTATTATCCTTAACCTGCGTATCTGGTTTAACATTCTCAACAATCTTCTCAAAATTATACTCTTTAATATTGGCATACTTACCATCATGCACAACAGTAGCATAAAACTGACACGCTTGCCATCTGTCTGTATCAATATCAAAGTTATCGCCTTTATACGGTTCTCCGATTGCTTTTAGAAACAATCGCGTTGCAAAGAATCCTTTCCAACCATCATCAAGAACCATACGATTAAGCATTGTACGACCTTCTTCTTCGCCACCTACTACCTCTAATTTTGCACAAACAGTTAGATCATCAAGAACCATGTTGCCAGGAGCATTATTCTTATCAAAAATATCTGATACTTGAAATAGATGCTCTTTTTCTGATGGTCTTTCAAAAGCCATTTGTTCCGGCTCTTCGTCTTTTGCGCTTGCGGTACGTTTTACCATTTACTTTGCCTCCTCAATCTTCTTCGTTAGTAAATCAATTAAACCATCAATCTGTTTGACAGTCATTTCTTCCCATGAATCAACATCAACCTTTTTAAACCATTTAGCTATCTGCGCTTCCTCTGTATTAAGAAGCTCATTTAGCTTGTTGATTTTATCGATCTGCTCTTCTGTTGCAAGATCAGCAGGTATTGAAGGGGATTCGATAACATCAGCACCATATACATCAGCGAACTTCTCATAAGATAAAGGCATTGAATCATCTTGTGGTAATGAATCAATACGACTTTTCTTGATAAGAAATGTTTTTCGACCCTTTTGGATTTCAACCCATAAATCTAAAAGATATTCGAGTTTATCCCAACCATCGAAGGTTGTACCATCTTGATAGATTTCCTTACCCTTACGAGCCCATTTCGCTTTACTATGACAAATAAGAATAACTGTCATATCAAGTTTTTCAAGCCAACGAATAAGTTTCTTTGTTGGTTTCTGTGCTTCTTTCTTATCACGACCAAAATCACTTCCGACTTTTTCTTCAGCGATTGCAGCCTCTAACATATAGAGGTAGCTGAAGCTGTCAATAATAAGAGTTTTGTAATCATGCTTTTGTGTTACTAATTGTCTTACCTCTTCATTAACAGAATCAAAATCTTGTGATCCTTCTTCTTTACCAAAATAAGCACCACCAACTTTCTTTAACTTATCTTGATACTGCTTACGAGTTGCACCACCCTCGACGTCGATGAGATATGGTTTAGGAAAACTTAAAGCAAAAAAAGTTTTTCCTACTCCTGAATCTCCGCTAATTAAGAATTTTGGTTTGGATGGTTTTACTGCTTCCGGCTGTTTGGCTTTGAGTGCCATGATAGTACCTCCTGTGTTTGGTTTTTTTTAGCCTACCGTTAGGCTCTTTGACTTAATAAAATTATATACTATTTGCAATCTTTGTCAAGTTTTTTCTTGCAAAGACAAGCATTAAATGATAATA